CTCTCCAGATAGGTGGTTGCTGCGTTTGATGTTGCCATCGTTCTTTACTCCTAGTTAAGTGCGTGGCCTATCAGGTAGACCTCTCCTGTAGGCATCGCTATTCTCTCTAGCTTCAGCCAAATCCTTCAACCGTTGTATTTCCTGTCCGAAACGCTGCTCGTAGAGCTGCATCATATCCGCTTCGCCTTTCATATATGTATACGCTTCTACAAGCGAACCGTAAAGCAAAGCGTTTGGAGCATTATCACTTAACCATGATTTTTCGGTCCCTAGACCAGCTGTAATACTTGCTGGACGATAGTAATAATGTAATTCGACATCATATGCTAAATTAGGTGTTGGACCTAAAATGAAATTATCCACATCGTAAATACCATAGTATTTCGGAGTCTCATTAGAACCAACACTTTCAGAATATGTTTGAACATAATTCACGTCTTTAAATAACAGAAACTCTTCATAATTAGCTGTTGTTATTTGAAGTGAAAACGGTGCTAAATAATCAATCGGGACGTTTAAATAAGGATCACCAATAGTTAAAGTAGATACAGCATTTTTACGAAACAACTCTAAATCAACAAGAGTAAATATCCGATCTTCGGCAGAACGGATAAACACAGGCAGATTGTTTACGAAAGATGTTTCCGTGTTTTCTGCAAAATCTTGAATAGCTGTTTGTAGCTGTGTGTATGTAAAACTCATCTTTTCCCTCTACGCGGAAAGTGTAACTGGCCCAGCGGTCGCAATGTTACCTCCCCCGAAGATATTACCCGTGGTTGCCGTTCCTGCGCTGGCTGTAAAGGTGTAGTCATTTGTTCCTGTGACTGTGATTGAATACCCAGCAGCCCCTTCCAAAACAGCCTTAGTAAACCCATCAAATCCGCTAACATCTCTAAACCTAACCGTATCGCCTGTTGTTCTACCGTGATTATTTTCTGTTACCGTAATAACTGCGGACCCAGAAGCCCCGCTTTTAAATGCATTTGGTTTTAATAAAACAGCTACAGCTGGCTCTGTTCTATCCGGTCTTGCGTCTTTTAGTGCTACGTCATCCGCTGAATGTTGCAAAGGCTCTAGCTGTGGGTGTTTTGCTTCAAACTCCGAAACGTGTACAACTGCTCCGTTCCACTCTTTAACGCGCTCTGAATACGGAAAAGCCATACCGCTTCTATCCGAAATAAATTTCGCATATTTTCCGCGAGCAAAACCCATTACGAAATAATCCTTGGCACAAGCCGTAAACTAGCCCGATCTCTATCCTCTGTAGCCGCCCTAGAAAATTCTTCATCATAAACGCTTTTCAAAAGAGCTGTTCTATCAGGTGCAAACTTTACGCTCAAGTAATACGCAAGTCCAGAAACTAGACAAGGGTAAAATCTAAACGGTACTTCAAAAGTATTATTGTAATCGTCTGCATCATCAATTCTAACAAGACGATAGTAAATAATCTGATCTGTAGAGTTTTCGGGCGTTTGCCATAAATACACTACAGGGTTAATTTGCCTATCGACGAAAAATTGAGAAGGACGTCCTTGATCGGTTTTATTCGGGAGGTTTAAATACTCACCACGACCTATACGATCCATAGTGTAGTCTACACCACTACGACGTAAAACCATCTCAAGTATATCTATAGTTTCTGTACCAAGGGTGTAGTTTGCTGTTGCTTGCGTTAACGTAGTTGTTACTTGTTCTATAGAAAACAAGTTTACACCTCGATTAGCCCACTCCGCCAGCATAAGGTTCAAAGACCTACGAGCTGTACGCAAACCGTAGCCTGTTCGAACTTCAATACCGCAACGCTCGTATGCTTCTTCGATAACGTCGGATACTTCTAGCTCAAAGTTTTTTGAACCTGAAACAGCCATTTAATTATTTACCCTTCTTGCTGTCACCATAGCCGCCGCACATCATACGCATCACCGCTTTTTCGTCCATATACCCGCCGTTTGCCATTTTAGTAACATCAATAGACTTACCGGGATTTAATGCCTCAATTACAGGGTCAGGAACCATCCGTGTCGGAGAACCGCCCATTTTCATCTTTTTTGGTTTTTTACCGTACATTATAATTTCCTTTTCTTTCGTTTTAGAGGTTTTACATTCCTCGGTTTACCTTTTGCAGGTTGTCCCAACTTAACTTTTTGTCTAATTCTACTTCGTTTTTCAGATTTAGACAATTCGCTTGCTGTTTTAGGGGTCTTAGAAGATATGCGCTTGGAGGGGCGACAATATGGAGTACCCCGTTTTTCATCTTTGCTACGCCCACACGCCTTACCCGTCCTGACATCCTTCCAATCTTCTTTAAACCACCTTTTTAGAGCCAACCCCTTTTTTGTTTTTCGAACAGCCATATTAAGACTTCTTTGTCTTTTTTCTTTTGTTGCTCATGATTTTACCAGAGCCTTTATTGCCCCAGTTTTTTGCACCAACCTTACGACACTTTGCTATAGCACCAGAAGCATAAGCAGAAGGAAACACTTTATACCGCGCTTTTACTTTACGATAACAGGCGTCTTTAGGCATTTTTACGCTTCCTTTTTCCTGCACAATGCGCTCGTTCACTAAAACCACGGGGGCTTTTACAATTTACTTTAGCTTTACGAGCCTTACTCCACTTTCGTTTTTGTGGTGGCTTCGATATCTGCTGTCTCATTGAGCCACGCGAGATTGCCATTAGCTTGCCTTCCCAAAAAGTCTTGCCACATCGGTTTAATCATTTCGTAGTTAGCAAGAACTTTTTCTTCAGTATTTTCAACTTTTTCATGCGTTACTGCCAGCTCAGTCTTAACTTCAACAATACTAAGACCGACCCATGCAAAAAACATTATACAAACGCTGGCGAAAACGCTAACAATCGCAATACCTATTTTTATCAGCATCTCCATCTACGCCTCGCTGCACAAATTCTTTTCTTAGGTGTCTTTTTACAACTAATGTTGTGCATCTTCATCTGACCAGCAGAGCGCGAACAATATGACTTACGACGCTTTGCACGAGATTTAGATGGTTTCTTTTCTGTAACGGCAGTTTTTAATTTACTTCCGGGATTTGCACGACGATACGCAGCCACGCCTTTTTGGGTCATCCCCGCCCCACTTTTAGTGGAGCGGAAATTCTTCTTGTTGCGGGGAGGCATTTTGGCTTTTTTGCGCTCAGCCACTACAAGTCACTCCTATTTTGAATGTAAATAAATTCCATTGACGCGGACACATTAAAACTAACAGATCCAGAGGAAGAAAATGCTCTCATCTCTAAGTCTGTTTTTTCTGTGAACCTTAATGGAAAAGTATAAAACTGTTCGTGTGCGCCATCTGTCAGGGTGAATCTTTCTTTTATCTGGAAGACTTCTCCGTATGGCCTAGCAACAAGACTAGCATTTAAGAGAGCTTTGGTGGCAGTAGATGTGCCTGTAGATAAAGACATTTTTGTAAGGAACGCTGTATATCCTGCGGGAACTGTCCAAAGACTCATCAATGTTTGGTTATCACCATCCCCATTGATGCTAAGATAAACATTAGCAGGAACTCCAGTGGTAACTGTGCCAGTTCCTGCGTAAATTGTCCCCGCGTTTGCGCCACCACTACCCGCACTACGAACAATGCCGCGATTTATCCGTAGGTAAGATTTTGTGGTGTTAACAGCAGTTTGCCCATTCAGCGTGACAACTTCGTTTATTTCGTTGTAATCGGCGTCTAGGCCAAAAACTTCTACTGTTCTCGCACCCGTTCCTGCGGCAGTGTCATTAGCTGAACTGCTTGATATAGTCATTACTGTGGCTGATGCGGGGTAAGCGTATAAACCGCCTTGTTCCCAGATGGTTTCTTTTGTGTTTCCAACAGTGCTGTTGTAGCCAAACTTAAAAACAGTTTTATGGAAGGATATTTGACCGCGAGCAACTTGAAGCTCAAACGGCTCTGAAGTCCCTACACGACTGATAGAGCTTACTTCACGTGCCATTTGAGCCTCCGTTTAGTTGTAGAAAACAGTCATTGCGGTGCAGTTCGTGAAAGCCGAAACATAAATGTCCGAAACCCGAATGCCTTCCGCAGGAATGTTTACTGAGTGTGAGTCAGACGCAAGAAAGTCCAAATCAAGCACTGTCGCGCCGCCATTACCGTCGGTGATAGTCAAACGCGGAGTACCTGTTGTGGTCAAAACCTGTATCTGACGAATACGCGCAGGGCCGACACCGGCTGATCCGGTGGCAGTCAAACGCTTTGCTTTTACGTCAGAACCAGCCATTTGGGCCTCCTATTAGGCAGCCGCAGTTGCGCCAGTATCTACACGAATCCAGTTTGAACCGTCTGAAAACACAAGGTTGCCTGTACCGTTTGTAGCTGTTTCAGCAGCTTTTAACGCATTTGATACATAATAAATGTACCCTTCGTTATCTGCTGAAGCGGTAGGCAAGTCTGCAAAAAGGATTGGATTAGCCCAGAAAGCAGTATCTACCTTCAGTGGACCTGAGAAAGTTGTACGAGCCATTTTAACTCCTTGTCGTGGCTAGTGTCAGATTCACTATGAATCTGTCAAGGTGAATTCACTATAAACGAAAAAAGGACAGCTGAAAAGCCGTCCTTTCGTTTTCGATGGTCGAAACTTACGCTCCTGGAGAACCAAACACACAACGTGGGTCTGAGAAGCCGAAGCTGTAACGCTCACGGGCCTTGAACCGCATGTTGCCTGTATCGAAGTCACCTTCCATTTGAGTACGGACAGGCGAACGTTCGAAGTGCTTGAAGCCGTTAGGTGCGTCAGTCTTAATGAAGAACGCATCTGTATCGGTCAAGAAGTGGTTAATGGTATAACCCTGTGGCAGCATACCAGAGCTACGCAGAGCGTTAATATCATTATCCGCTGTACCGACACGGAGGTTAGAAGCCATCAAACGCTCAGCAACAAACTGAAGTGCTGGTGGAATGATCAACTTCGTACCGCGAAGTGCGATCTTCAGACCACGTTCATCAACGAAGCCAGAAATGCTAATCAAAGCGTCTTCTAAAGAAGTTTCGTTTAGATCAGCCGCAGTTGCTGGCTCGTTAGAGAATGTGCCACCGCCAGAAAGCGGGTGCGCAGTCGAACAAAGCTCAACGCCGTCACCACCAGTAAAGGAAGCGTTAAAGGCGTTGTTAAGGACGTTAGCCGCCTTAACTTGCTTTGTGTGAGCCATTGAACGAGCCAATGCGCGAGTGTAACGAGATGCCAAACGGTCATACAGGTTATCCTCGACAGCTTCCTCAGTAATTGCGAAAGCCAACGCGATTGTCTCATGGGTGTAGCGGGAGGTAAATGACTCCTGAGCGTTGTCAAAATTGACCGCGCCACCCTCGTTTTTAACAGGTGCGCTACCGAAACCTGTCAGCATTACTTCTTCTTCAAAAGCCCGGTCAGAAGACTCGGTATCAAAGATTTCAGAATGCTCGTTTTCGTAACGACCGTATTCCATGCCAAAGAGAGCGTTTAGACCCGGCTCTAATTCTTTGGCGAGTTGTGCTCTAGAAATGGGCATTATTCAACTCCCTTAGTTAGTGCCAATAGTCTGAGTGTATGCATGTTCGTTAATCAGAACATACACGTTTCCATTCGCTGCGCTCGTATCGCTATTATCTGGGTCTTTTGAAAGACCGATAATGCGAAGTTGGGCTGTACCAGAAGCAGTCGTAGCAGAAATTTCTGCAGACGAAATACCTGTGGTTGAACTACCAGCGCCAATGGTAGTCATGTCAGCGTTAGCTCCAACGTCGGCTTGCGTTACAGTACCCGCGCTTTGTACTTCAAATACAATGCGTGGATCATCGTAAACTTGAGCTACGATATCGCTAGCAGCAATGCTGCCGGGATAATAGTTGCTCCAAGTTGGTTTGCCCGTAGTTGGGTCGGTGTAAGAACAGCCCCAGAAAACGCCTACGATATCAGCATCGGCAGCTGCAGCAACAACAATGTC